CAAAGCCGGCACGCTCAAACCCCTGCATGTACAGGTCCTGGCCCTTGTGCCACCAGTCGTCTTCGCGCTCGAAGTCCAGCAGCTCGATGCCGCGCTCGCGATGGTAGTAGTCGCGCACCAGGGTGTAGCAGTCGAGCACGCGGTGAAAGAACATGCGCCCCAGCAGCGGCGCGCGCCAGCCCGTGGGGGCAAAGCTGTGGAGTTCACCCGCTCCCTCTGCCGTCACGCTGACGATGTGCCAGGGCAGGCCCGAGGCTTCGCAGCCCGCCAGGTCGGCGTCGCTGGGCAGGGGCGGCGCGTCAGGGTGCGAATGCACCACGGCCAGCACGCGGCCGGCGTCTTCTGCGGCGGCGTAGTCTTCGGGTGCAAGTGCGAAGTGTTCGGTGCCACTGGCCGTGTTGCGGCAGGGCACATAACGCTCGCGCCGGCCGGCCGCAACGATGAGCCCGCAGCTCTCGCGCGGGTACTGCGCCACGGCGTGCGCATGCACGGCGGCCAGGGTTGCTTTGCGCATGTCTATCCTCGCAGGGTGTCGGCGGCGGGCTGCCCGCCAAAATTGATGATGGCTGCCACTTCGCTCACGCCCTGCTCGGCGGCGAAGCGCTTCTGGCAGCTCGACACCCTGCCGCCGCAGCGGTCCAGCGCCGGGTCGGCCACAGGGTTGTCGTCTTTGTCGAAGCAGGCGCTGCCGGTGTAGTTGCAGTACGGGCCGCGGTAGCCGCCGGTCCACAGCCAGCCGCACACATTGGCGATGATCTGGCGCCCCGGCAGCTGCACGCCGTCGAAATCGAGGGCGCTGCGCAGTTCGAACTCCACCACTTCGCGGTCTTCGCTCGTCTTGGCCTCGACCAACCAGATCTCGGGCCGGAAATGCTCAGCCGGATCGGCGCTCGGGTTGCCCCCTGGGAAGTTGCGCGCATCCAGGTATTTGCCCAGCGTGCGGTGCCGTGTCAGGCGCGCGCCCACCAGGTCATCGAGCGCCAGGCACAGCGCGGTGATGACGCCTGGCACAGGGTTGCCATCGGCGTCTTGCCCGATATTGCCAACGCGCAGCTGCGGCGCGGGCTGCTGGGCGTCGCCCGACTTGGCAAACCCCGTGGCCTCGATGGCCCAGGGCGCGTATTCGTTGCCCTGCCACCAGATGGCCCCCTGCGCATAGCCGTGGAAACGCAGCACGTCGCCGCCGATCTCGGACGCATCCAACTCGAACAGCTGGACCAGTTCGCCGGGTTCCAGCTTTTGAATGTCGGAAGTGATCATGCCGCCTATCCTCTGTGAATTCCCTTGGGGTCGGCGCTGTCCAAGAGCGCAGTGCGCAACCGGAGCGCAAGGCGCTTGCGCCACCCATCGGGGCCATTGCTCAGGCGCCAGAGCCTTCCGCTCACCGTCCATTCACGGGGAAGTTCACGGAATACCAGGCTGATGAGGATCTGCGCAAACAGGTCGAGCACCAGGCCAATGGCAAGTGCCGTGTAGCCCAGCACCTTTTGCGCGGGGGTGAGCAGTCCGTCCTCGCGCATGTGCTTGAGGTGCATGATGGCGACAAAGTGCACCCAGAGCAGGTACACGCACAAAATGGTGATGAGTGCATAGGTCATTGCAGCACCTCACGGAATGCCAATCTGACGTTAGAGGGAGCAACAGAGACAATCTCGTGGTATGCCTGCATTACCTTGACCTTCATTTCTTCCTGAGTTTCACAATCAGACATATCAATCTTGGTAATGTCCCGCAATCCCTGCTTCGCTGTTTCAATGGCTGCTGCAGTTGTTGCGTCTCCAGTAGCCAATGCAGATGCCTGCAAGCCATCCAGGACACCAATGATCTTCTGGCGCTCTGTACGGATAGAAGTAACTGCGGATTCAAGGAGTTGATCGCGCTTGTCTTGCGCGGTAATGAGTTTTGTCCAGTCGATCATTGCGGCAACTCCAGTGCGCCATCAGCAGGATTAATGAGTGGTTCTGGGAATGCCACAGCTTGCGATGGATTCGGGCCGTGCGGGAGAACCAGCGAGATTTGCAGAACGCCGTTAATGCGTTCGACCGACCCGGTGATGTATTCGCAATCCACCGCCGAAGCGGGTAGGGTTGCGCCATCGGGGATTACAGAGAAGTCGTAGGTCACGCCGTTGATCGTGAGCGCGTCGCCGTGCTTGCTGATGGACAATGGAGCGTCGCTGCGAGTGGGGGAAAGTGTGATGTTCATTGGTTGCCTCGTTAATCAGAACCACCGGCCTACTGCCATGACGTTCACTCCAAAACCATCAGCCACGGGGGCACGAGTTTCCCGCACAGACCTGTAGATCGTCGCGGAGATGTTGCCGCCGGTAATTGCTGCGTCCACGTTGTAGTACCGTGGACTAAATCGGTAATTGACTGAAGCGGACAAGTAATTTGGGTCAGCGGCGAAGATTGCCGGGTACGACCAAACCACCTCAGCGGCTTCGGTAAAAGCGCTCGATATGGTGCAAATTTGCGTCCCGTCTGCAAAGCGCACATACTCGCCATTGGCATTACTACCACGTTCAATTACAGCCCCCGTGGGCACGCCCGCCGATTGGCTAACAGTGCCCAGCACGTTGTTTTTGCCGTAGCGTGCGGCAATAGCAGTCGCCTGCGCCGTGCTCACAGGCTTGACGCTGTCAGCCGTGTTGTCAACGTTGCCAAGCCCTACGTCACCTTTTGCAAGAGTCACTGCGCCCGTCTTTCCCGCTACGCTGGTCACAGTGTTGACTTGAGCGCCAGCAGCTACGCCAGCGAGCTTGTTTTTCTCAGAGGTGGTGTAGTCCTCTGTGCTCAGGCCCTTGCCTGCAACCTTATCGACCTTGGCGTCCAGGGCAGATTGCAGCCCGGCCACCGTGCCGATGGCTTGCTGGCCTGTGTGAGTCGCGCGATCCCGCAGAGCAGCGGCATTCGCAGCGCTCACGCTCCCGACGCTGCCTTCGAGTTCCGCAAAGTTCTCATTCACTTTTACGAACGCGTCGCGCAGCTGATCTCCTGTGCCGTCGTTCTGGACGGCACCGACGTTGATCGTTTTGATGCTCATGGCTTGTGGGCCTCGGTAAAGGTGACGGTTAACGTGTAGATGCCGCCGCCGTGCGCCCTGAGCTGGTACGCAGGGGCGCGAAATTGCGACGATTGGCCGGCCGGCGGGGTCCACAGAAAAGCGCGCCAGCCGGCGTGCCGGTCGAGAAATTCGCGCAGGGGCGCGATGGTGGCCAGCCGCCCGGTGAAGCTCAGCGGCCACGACTCACTGCGCGCGTGGATGCCGTCGGCTGCCACCTGGGCATAGCCGTCGCCAAACTGCGCGCGCAGCGTGCGGTGCTGCACCTCGCCCACGGGGTCGATCTGCGGGCACCAGGTGAAGGTCTCAGTAGCCATTGCGCATCTTCCAAAGTACACCGCCTTGGCGGTTTTCTTTTGCCACCACTTCGCGCACGGTCTGCGTCACCATGGCCGACAGCGCGCGGCCCTGGGCCTCGGTGGCGCCGCCGCCTGGCGAGGCCTGGCCGCCACCCTCGACATTGACGTGCGTCGTGATGTTGAGCCCGGCCGAAGCCGCTGCCGCCCCGCGCGAGGCGACGGCGGGCGGGCGCTCCAGGGCGACAACGCCGCCGTCGGCATAGCCGCGGCCGCCGCGGCGCATCGCCTCGACCACCGACACGCCGCCAGCGCGGCGGATGTCGTCCTGGCTCCACACCACTTCGCCCGCGTGAACGATGCCGGCAGGCTGGTATTTGCCACCCGGGCCGGTGTAGCCGCCCGAGGACAGCTTTGGCAGATTCGTGCCAGAGACGCTGCCCCAGCCGCTCACGGGCGCTGTCACCGCTCCCGATGCCTGAACCCCTGCTGAAGACCAGCCACCAAACGACAGGCCGCCGAACATGCTGCTCAGGAACGACACTGCCGCCGCCCGGATCTGGATGCGGATGAGGTCGGCAATGATGGAATTGGCCAGGCTCTTGAAGTCGAGCTTGCCAGTGGTGGCGAACTGCACCAATGCATCCTCCATGCCGCCGAATGCCTTGGTCACCATGCTCTCGGTCTGCGCGAACACGTTGGCCGACTCGTCGGCGTAGTTGCGCAAGGCGCTCTGCGCGCCCAGGGACCAGTCGCCCTGCTTGGCCTTCAGCTGTTCGTGGTACGCGTCGTAAGACGCGAGCGCCTTTTGCTGGAACTCACCAATCATGCGCAGTTCGTCGTCGTACTGCTGCTGCGCCTGGGCAGTCCACTTGCCGCCGAACTGTGCGCTGCGGCGCTCGTCGTCGAGCCGGCGAATGTCCGCGGTGTACTTGTCGGTGATCTGGCTGATGGCCGCCAGGCGCTCCTGCTCGGCGCGACCCATGCCAAAGCCATCGAGCGCGCGCGCGTACTGCGCGAGCGTGTCGTTCAGTTCCCGCTGGGCGCTGGTTTGCGACTGCGCGGCAGCCAGGTCGCGGGCGCGCTGCTTTTCCAGCTCCTTGGTCGCGTCGATCTCTTGCGCCAGGCCCAGGGCAATGTCCTTTTGCGCATGCGTGAGCTCCACCTTGCCGAGCTGCAGGTCGTACAGCACGCGCTCGGCGGCGGTCAGCTCGTTGACCTTGCCGAGCTGGTCGTGCAACTGCTGGATGTAGGCCGCAGCGGCTTTCGCTGCTGCTTCTGCGTCTTTTTCCGCCTGGCTTTTGCCGGTGCGCCCCTTCTTGTCGCCGTCCTTGAGGTTGACGATGCCGGGGGCGCGTGGCTTAAGGTCTGGCTTTGTGTCGTCGCTTGCCACGGGGGCCATATTGTTGGCAGCACGGATCAGATCGGCCCGGCTCTGCTCAAAACCCTTGATCTGGTTGCGCAGCATGTCCGCGCGCTTTTGCAATTCATCGGTGCTGGCGTAACCGCCGCCAGCGCTGAAGCTGCGCGGACGGGAGAGTTCTTTGTCCAGCGCTGCCAATTCTTCGCGCGATCCCGAGAGCATTCCGTCCAGCCGCTCAATGGGGTCTGCAGATCCATGCACAAACTTTGCCAGCGACTCACCAGCGAATCGACCGAAGTTGATGAAGTGCGTGGCAGCATTGATCGCAGCCGACGCCACATCGGTCACCAAGCCAATGAGCGTCTGGAACGCGGCGCGCGTCTCGGCGGATGCCAGGATGGCATTCAAGCCCTCCACGCTCTCCTTCATCTGCGCCATGCTGCCGCTATCGCCGGTCAGCAGGTCGTTGATTGTGTTTTGCAAGGCCCCCAGCGCACCGCCGAAGGTGTTACGCGCTGCCGCTGCTGCGCCGCCATAGCTTTCGTTCAGCGCATCCAGCACGATCTGCTGCGCCTCGGCAATCTGGCCGGTGCGCTCCAGCTCGCGCGCCACTTCGATTTGCGATTCAGAGAACTTGAACCCCTGCTTTTGCAGCGATGCCATGCCCACGCTGGGCACATCCAGCGCGCGGCCCATGATTTCGGCAGATGCCTGAATGGTTGAGCCGGTACGCGCTGCGTGGTCTGCAGCGGCCTGCAGCGCGGCCGGGAACTTTTCGCCCACGATGTTGGTGAAGGCCAGCAGCACGGTCTGCGCGCTGTTCACATCACCCGCAGCCACGCCCAGCGATTGCTGCATGGCGTCTGCCATCTGGTTCAGGCGCTCCTGGCTGTAGCCTGCGGCATTGCCGGTGGACTTGAGCACGGCCTGCAGTTGTGCCTGTTCCTGCTCGGCTTGCTTCGTTTCTGCAATGAACTTCTGAAATACCGCGCCCACGGCGATGCTGGAGAACACAGCGCCAATGGCGGTGCCCACACTGGCCCAGGCTTCTTCGGTCTCTTTCGCGCGCTTTCTGGCGGCGGCAGAGATCTCGCGGCCCTTGCGGTCTGCCGTGCGGGCGGCGCGGTCCATGCCCTGCTCGAAGCCGCCGATCTTGGCGATAAGGTCGAGCGTGAGGGTGCCGAGGCTTCTTGATGCCATGTCGATTGCCCATAAAAAAACCCGCTCGAAAGCGGGTTGTGCGGTGTGATTCTGCGGCTATTCTTTGGAGAGCCACTCGTAAATGCGCGCACCAAGGATCAGCAGCAGGCCGGGTATCCAGGTCGCTTTGAAGGTGCCGAAATCGCTGGCCATGCAGCCGAACATGCCGATGCTCAAAAGCACGACTGCGATGATTTGCACGATGCGTGCGATTCGAATTCCTGTTGACATGGCCCCTCCCGTGGTGAAGGCTCCATGTTACCGAATCGGCGTGCCATCCATGTAGCTACTCGGGGCCTGCGAGTCCATCTCCTCCGAATCCGGCTGGCCCAGCAGGTGGCGTATCGTTTCCGCCTGCGCCCGGATCGTCTGCGCCTGGCTGGCCACCGTCTCCAGCAGCAGGCGCACCGAATCGCTGTTTGAATCGCTCATACGCTATCGCCTTCCAGTGATTGAACCACTCGCGCCGCTCTGCGCAGCCTTTGCAGGTCATCGCCATTCCTTCATGGCCCGTTCCAGCGCCGCGCTGCCCTCGTCGGCCGCCTCGCGCTTGGGCAGGTAGTCGTCCAGATCGCCCCGGCACTGGTTGGCGCAGAACGCGGCCAGGGCGGCGCCCTGCTCGATGCGCAGGCCCAGGTTCAGGCTGCCGTGTTTGCGCCGGTACTGCACCCAGGTTTGCAATTCGTCTTGCCCCATGCGTTCCTTGGCCTCCGCGAGCGTGGTGCCGCCGATGCCGTTGAGCACCAGCTCGCACCACAGCTCATCGTCGGCCGTCAGGCTTTTGGGGCGTTGGCCTCCTGTACGGCATTGATCAGCACGATGGCCAGGCTTGGGTCGAGCTGGTAGGCCTGCTCGTAAGTGATGGCCTCTTGCGCGTCGCCCAGCAGCACGCATTCGCTGAGCATCTTGGCGGACTTGCTGCGGTCTTCACCCAGCATGGCGACGCGCTCGAACGTGCCGAACGAGCGGCGCCGCACCCACACGTCGAACGAGTCGCTGACCTCTTCGCCAGCGGCGTTCTGGCGCGTCCAGGTGACGGCGGTTTTGACGGGCGCGGCCTCAACAAAGGCGCCCGCGGCCTGCAGCTGTGCGAGGTTCATACCTTGGGCACCCAGGCCGAGCCGCCGAGGCCGGAGTCGAAGACGAGAATCGTAGGGCGGTTT